GGCGGTGTTTCGATGTCGTATGCGCACAGCGATTCCTCGTATACGTACACGGACATCGGTTCTCGTCTGGCCTTCCGCGGCCGGCTCGTTAAGGCGTCGAGCGCCGTGGCGTTTAAAGCGATAAGCGAGGTTGCATGATCGGCCGCGTAAAGCGTCAAAGCGGGAGCGAAGCGACAAAACATCCGGTGTTCCCCGAGCAGGGGAACGCCGTTCATTACGGGCGTCAGCCCGTCGAAAAATATTTTTTTGACGTCAGGTTTTGTATCTGTTTGTTAAATAATAATTTGAAAATAGTACTTTTGCATTTGAAAGGTGGCGCCTCCCCATAGGCCGTGTGGTCTATCGTGGCAACAACAACGCGAACCCGAATGGCGGTGTTTCGATGTCGAATGCGAACAACGATTCCTCGAATACGAACACGAACATCGGTTCTCGTCTGAACAACAATCGAAAGGAAATTTTAATCGGCGTACAACACCGGGGACTTGTCCCCACCGTGGTGCCGAGGGGGGCAAGCCGCAGTAACAGCGGTCCGTAAGGGCCGGAAAACTGAAAAATAAAGTGTCGGGTAGGGTTTGGTAGGCCGGAAACGGTTCGAAGAAGCCGGGCCCGGGGGATTGAAGGCCCCGTATTAAAAGCAATAAACAGTAATTTATGCGCAGGGTTGGGTATATCATCGAGGAGATCGTGGAGCCTTCCAACATGGAGGCTTCCTTCCGGCAGGTCCTTCGCGGCAGCAAGCGTAAACGCAGCCGCCAGGGGTGCTATCTGCTCGCGCATAAGCCCGAGGTGTTGGAGGAGCTGGTCGCGCAGATCGCATCCGGTACTTTCCGCGTGAAGGACTACCGTGAACGCGAGATCATCGAGGGCGGCAAGCTACGCCGCATTCAGGTGATCCCGATGAAGGACCGCATCGCCGTGCATGCCATCATGGCGGTGGTGGACCGCCATCTGCGGAAACGTTTCATCCGTACCACCTCCGCCAGTATCAAGAGACGGGGGATGCACGACCTCCTGGCGTATGTCCGCCGTGACATGGCCGAAGACCCTGATGGTACACGTTACTGTTACAAGTTTGACATCACCAAATTCTACGAGAGCGTGAAGCAGGATTTTGTGATGTATTGCGTCAGCCGGGTGTTCAAGGACGCAAAGCTCGTGACCATGCTGGAGAGCTTTATCCGCCTGATGCCTGAAGGTCTGAGTATCGGCCTGCGCAGCTCGCAGGGGCTGGGCAATTTGCTTTTGTCTGTGTATCTGGACCATTATCTGAAGGACAGGTATGCCGTGCGTCATTTCTACCGCTATTGTGATGACGGCGTCGTACTGGGTAAAACGAAAGCGGAACTGTGGAAGATTCGTGATGCCGTCCACGGGCGCATGGAGTGTGCCGGTCTCCTGGTGAAGGGGAACGAGCGCGTGTTCCCGCCGGGCGAGGGCATCGACTTTCTGGGGTATGTGACTTTCGGTGCGGACCATGTCCGCCTTCGCAAGCGCATCAAGCAGAAGTTCGCCCGAAAAATGCACGAGGTAAAATCGAGAAGGAGGAGGCGTGAGCTGATAGCGTCGTTCTACGGGATGGCCAAGCACGCCGACTGTCATACGTTGTTTAAAAAATTAACAGGCAAAGACATGAGATCATTTAAAGACTTGAACGTTTCCTACAAGCCGGAGGACGGCAAGAAACGTTTTCCCGGGGTGGTGGTAAGCATCCGGGAGCTGGTGAACTTACCGATTGTGGTGAAGGACTTCGAGACGGGCATCAAGACCGAACAGGGCGAGGACCGCTGTATCGTGGCCATTGAGATGAACGGTGAACCGAAAAAGTTCTTTACCAACAGCGAGGAGATGAAGAACATCCTCTTGCAAGTGAAGGATATGCCCGACGGCTTCCCGTTCGAGACCACCATCAAGACGGAAACCTTCGGCAAGGGTCGAACTAAATACATATTTACATGAAACGGGTAGAAGGAACATCCGGGATAAAACTGATCGAGTGCGTGAGCCCGGCACGCAACAGATGGCGCATCCGCTGGGATGTACAGGAACGTGAGGACGGATCCGCCTCCTACATGGAGGAAGGCTTTGTCGGCAGACCTCACATGGATACTATAAAGTCCGTCATTACAGACTGGTGTAATGAGCAAATTGACCGTGAGATACTTTCCGGTTTTCTCTATGAAGGTATGCCGGTATGGCTGTCAAGTGAAAACCAGTTCAATTATAAGGCAGCGTATGATCTGGCCGTACAGACTGGTGGTGCTACGCTTCCCGTGACATTCAAGTTCGGTACGGATGAGGTTCCCCAATATCGGGAGTTCGTCACACTGGAGGAACTGACCGATTTCTACACGAAAGCCATGAAGCATGTTCAGGACACGCTGTCTGACGGCTGGAGGAAGAAAGACGCTTTTGATCCGGAGAAGTACCGGGTGGAATAAATCCTTCGGGGGAGGATAAGAAAAAAGCCCCCGGCCTGTTAAAAAGTAACGCCAATCACTTTTATAAACATGAAACGCCAAACCGCGCGACCGGGGGCAAATACCCTCTGTCACGGTTTGACGTTTTTTTTGTTGTCTAAAAAATGATTGGCGATGCAAAGATATAATTTTTTTGTTGTATGAAAGTGATTGAGATATTAAACTTTAACCGGGAGCTGTTGAAAAGGCTTCAGGCGGCCGGCATCCGTCTGGAAGATGCCCGGTATATCGACCTGTACGCGGACTATACCCGCCTACTCGATCAAGGTGAAAAAGTCTCGTATGCTGTGGCCGTATTGTCCGAAAAGTATTCGGTGAGCGAACGTAAGGTTTATGCCTTGGTGAAACGATTCCAGAGCGACTGCAAGACGCTTGCAGTGTGAACGGGTTGTTTTATGTCGTAGGGAGTGCCGTTTCCCCTTATCTTTAGGGTGTTTCAAATTTAGAAGGAGGAAATGGCTATGAACAAGTATTACCGTATCCTGGACAAGATTCTTGCCACGGGAAAAACACAGACCAACAAGAAGGGAAATATACAATACCTTCTGAACGAGCAGCTGTCACTGACACCGGCGGACCTGCTTGACATATTCGAGGGGCATAATATCGCCCGCAAGAAGCTCCGCAGCGAGTTGCAGTTATTTATGCAGGGTGAGCGCAACGTGGAGAAGTACCGGGAGGCCGGCATCAACTGGTGGGACTATTGCGGCTCCATCCTGGTGAACAGTTACCCGACCTATTTCGAGAAGCTGCCTCCGTTGATAGCGAAAATTAACCGGGAGAGGCGCAACAGCAAGAACTACGTGCTTTTTCTGGGCGAAACCGGTGCCGAGAGCAACCAGGCACCCTGTTTGAGTCTGGTACAGTTCCAGTTAGATGGCGGTGAACTGGTTCTGTCCGCCTACCAGCGCAGCAGTGACGCAAACCTCGGGCTACCTTCCGATATTTACCACCTGTACCTGATGGCGCGGCAGATAGAACTTCCCTTGAAGTCGATCACTCTCTATCTGGGCAATGTACATATCTACGAGAATAATATCCCGGGCACCCGTGCGCTGATCGCCGGTGACGAGACGGTCCGCTTCGGGTTGAACGTGTAGTTTGCTGTATATGTCTTGCAGCGGGAACAGTTCATGTTTCCCGCTGTTTTTCGTTTATTCTGTGGACCTTTGCGGCCGTTTTAAAGCAGAATGAAATGAGAAAGATGTATTTGTCCGCCCCGCTTCCTTTCGTGGGGCAGAAACGCATGTTTGCGAGGGAATTTATCAAGGTGCTGGGACAGTTCCCGGACAGCACCGTGTTTGTGGACTTGTTTGGCGGCTCGGGCCTGCTGTCACATATTACCAAATGTGTCAGGCCTGATGCCACCGTTGTGTATAATGACTTCGACAACTACCGCTGCCGACTTGTAAATATCCCGGCCACCAATGTGCTGTTATCCGATTTGCGTCGGATAGCTGAAGGGGAACCCAGAAACAAACGTATAACCGGGGAGGTTCGCGATAAAATGTTTGCTCGTATTGAGAGGGAAGAAAAAGAGCACGGTTACGTGGATTATATCACGGTTTCCGCATCCTTGTTGTTCGCCATGAAATATGTGACCAGTTTGGAAGGAATGAAGAAAGAAGCCATCTACAATAGGATTCGGCAGACAGACTATCCCGAAGCAAAGGATTATCTGGAAGGACTGACTATAACCAGCGAAGACTACAAGGAAGTATTCAAACGTTACAAAGATGTTCCGGGTGTGGTGTTCCTGGTTGATCCGCCGTACCTCTCCACCGAGGTGGGTACTTACAAGATGTTCTGGCGTCTGGCTGACTATCTGGATGTACTAACCGTTCTGAAAGGGCATTCGTTCGTGTACTTCACCTCGAACAAGTCCTCCATTTTAGAACTGTGCGACTGGATGGACCGAAACCCATTTGTCGGCAGCCCATTCAAGGAATGCAGGAAAGTGGAGTTTAGTGCAAGCGTAAACTATCAAGCTAAATATACAGACATGATGCTGTACACGAAGCCGGATGAGGTGTCAGGTATAGCAGCCTAACAATTGCATAAAGATAGGAAATTATTTTGAATCTGCAATGGCTTTTAAATGATATTTTAAAGCCATTTAAAGAGGGTTCAAGTGAAAGAAAAACGGTGGGCTTTGATCATGCTGAATAGGACCGCGCTCACCGTTTTTCTTGTACGCGTCGTTTTTGTACTTTTTGAAACGCATCGTTTTTGTTAAGCGGCACGTCTGGTTTTTCCGGATTTATATAATTATTGATATATCAGTATGACTAATAAAAAACTAGCTCTTGTCACTTGCTATTTTCAACCCAATTATGGGAGTCAGTTGCAGGCATATGCTACCCAGTTACTATTTGATAAGATGAAAGTAGAAAATGTAACAATCTGCATAGATGGGTTGCAAAGTGAGATTAATAAAGCGAAATATCGTTATTTCTTGAGCAGAATATGGGATATTAATACAGTAAAAGATAAGTGGGCAACGGTGAAAAAAATGACAGCTATCTATACTAAGGGGAAGGAATATCGGGATAGCATGGCTTTACGTAAAGAAATGTTCAAGAGCTTCAGCCAAACTAAGTTCCATATTTCTGAGGTTTACAACTCGAAGCAAGAGCTTGCCAATGCTGCGCACGAATATGCGGCTTTTATAGTAGGCAGTGACCAGTTGTGGTTACCTTCAAATATTGAGGCTAATTACTATACGTTGAATTTTGTTCCTGACAATGTGCCTAAGATAGCTTTAGCTACTAGTTTTGGTATAGCAAGACTTCCTAAACGACAGGCGCAGAAAGCTGCGAAATTTCTGAAGCGGCTGGATTTTTGCTCCGTACGTGAATTAAGCGGACAGAAAATAGTGAAAGAACTTACGGGAAGAGAAATCCCTGTGGTTTGTGATCCGACTATCCTTTTCGCCGCCGAAGAATGGGATGGTATCACAAAGAAGGAACATTTTGTTAAGGAGCCCTATCTGTTTTGTTATTTTCTCGGCAACAATCCAGAGCAGCGGGATTTTGTGAAACGTTTCAAGGAGAAAACTGGTTATAAGATTGTGCAGCTACAGCATTGCGATGAGTATATAAAAAGCGATGTAGGATTTCCAGATTATACTCCCTATAATGTCGGTCCTGCAGAGTTCGTGCAGTTGATTCGGGATGCGGAGTATGTGTTTACAGATTCGTTTCATTCGTCTGTATTTTCTTTGTTGTATGGGAAACGGTTCTTTACTTTCAGGCGGTATAATAATGATGGCATTGTTTCTACAAATGGTCGTTTGTACTCATTGCTTTCGTTGGTAGGATTAGAGGAAAGACTTTTAAAAGCGGATGAAGACGTGGAGAAGTGTATGTTAATGCAGATTGATTATATAAAGATACATAGAAAATTAGAAACATTAAGAGAATTCACCAAACAATATATAAAAGAGGCTTTGTTCCAATCGGGTATAAATTATGATAACTATTAAAGATAAGTGCTCGTGTTGTGGCTGTTCAGCCTGTGCGTCTGTATGTCCGAAGCATTGCATAACCATGTGTGAAGACGATGAAGGTTTTCTTTATCCGGCTGCAGATGAGAATACATGTATAGAGTGTGGATTATGTGAGGTCGTTTGCCCTGTGATTCATGTACAACCAGATGTTGAGAAGGAACAAAGGGCATACTTGGTACAGCATAAAAATGAGCAGGTATTACGTGAAAGTACTTCTGGCGGTGCATTTACGGCTATTGCTAGATGGGTGCTTGATAGAGGAGGTGTTGTTTGTGGTGCAGGTTTCAGCACTGATTTTGAGGTGGTGCATCAGTGGGCTAATTGTTATGAAGATTTGAGAATGTTTCGTAATAGCAAATATGTACAGAGCAGAATAGGTAACACATACAAGGAAGCGAAACAGTTTCTTATGGAAGGAAAGTGTGTTTTATTCAGTGGTACTCCTTGCCAGTTGGAGGGATTGTTTTCTTTTTTGAGAAAGCCATATGAGAATTTGGTTACGGTAGACGTAGTCTGTCATGCTTGTCCATCTCCATTAGTTTATCGAAAATATTTGGAAGCACAAAAAAAGAAAATAGGATCTGAATTTACGAATATATTGTTTAGAGATAAATATTATGGATATAAATATTCAACTATGTCTATTATTGGATGTAATGATTCTATAGAGTATCATGAGGGAATTGATACAGATATTATGATGCGTGCTTTTTTTGCTAACATGAGTGTTCGTCCTAGTTGTTATCAATGTGCATTTAAAAAACGTTATCGTAATACAGATTTTACAATATGGGATTGTTTCGATGTTGACAAGTTCAGTAAGGAATTGGATAATGACAAAGGGGTAACTCGTATCTTAGCTCATTCAGATTTAGCCAATATTATATTGAAAGAATCCAGTTCTCAGTTGAAAGTACTGGAAATAAATTCAAACAAGGCTGTAGAAGGAGTGAAAGAAATGTTTCATTCCGTTAGCATGAATCCTAAACGTGAAGCCTTTTTTGTCGATTTAAATCTGCTGGATGCAGAAGTTTGTTTCCATAAATATTTTCCTGTAACCTTACGACATCGTTTGGAAAAGCAAGCTCGCCTGTGGACTGCTCGCTTGGGATTGTATAAATATATAAAAAAAATATTCAAAGCGATTAATGGGAATCGGGAAATTAAAAGATAG